CAAACTGCTTATAAGCAAATCAAGTTCTTCAATACGTTTAGTTTCGGTAATCTTCTTGTACTTATCGAATATGCACCATGTAAAAGCATTCTTTTTAGATGAGAATATATGCTCTTCCGTAACTGTTAATGGGATGACTTTAAAGACTCCTGAAGGATGTGGTTCAACCCGATATTTGTTAAAGAGTTCATAACTTCCGTCCTCGCAATCAACTATAAAAACTTCAGATAATTCTGAGTTTAGTTGTTTGGCTAAAAACTTCTCTATTTTCTTTTGGTCTATCATAATAGTTTAAAGTATATATTCCTTAATTCGGGTGACGTATCTAAAAATGTAGGAAGTTGACTCCATTCAGTGCCGCATTTAATCATGGGTATACCTTCACAGTCATTATATAGTGCGCCCAATTCTTCTATACCATTTTCAAATACACTAGAATGCTGAACCTCAAACTCAAATTTCCATGTGGGGTAGGTTTCATCTTCTTGCTGTTGATATAGAAAACCAAAGTTTTCAAATTCATCAAACCTAACATCTGTCCTAATTGGGGGTGATACTATTTCAGGCTGTGATCTTAATGATATGGCCTGTAATACTGTATCGAAATTCGATTGTGTGTTTCTATTATGCAACCACTGTTTAGGATCCGCATCTATAGGTGGTTTAGCCCTGTTAGGTACTCCAGTGTTTGTAATATCAAATAACGTATAACAGCATATTCTGTGGGGCATGCTGTATTTAGAGAGGTAAAAAAACCCGAGAATAAATCTCGGGTTCTTTGTGTCAACTCAAACTAAAATTAGTTTGTGAATGTTGCTGTTGCGGTAACTGTTGATGAACCACCTGTTGCGGCGTCAACTGCGGCTGCAAGGCTAACTGTAGTCCAACCACCTGTTGGATATACAGCAAGTGCCAATGTGTCAGTTGTTGTGTCAGTAAATTCATAGATATGAATTGTTGCTAACTGCTCAACTGTTTGGATTACTTGTGAAGCAATAGTTGTATTGGCTGCAACGCCTGCTAACTCGATTGTGAAGAAATCAAGTTTTGGACCTTGAGGTTGAACTGTCAATGCTGAAGAAACAGCGTTAACGCCTGAGTTTGTGTAGTCAGGCTGGTCAAGCCACATAACTGGTTTTAAGTCACCATTAACTCTTGTAAATTGTGCCATTTTATTTTTCCTTTAGTTAGTTTGAACCCCGTGAGGTTCATACTATTATTTATGCCTGATCCAAAAAAATGCTGGATTAGGTATTAACGGCCGGCTAAATTTTGGCGACTAAAGCCCATACGGTCTACAAATTTAAGACCTTGAGCAACGAATCCTTCTTGGGTTTCGGTACCGTCTTGTAGATACCCCTTAACAGGGCTAGACTTTGCAGCCTGATCTAACTGCTTTACAACGTTCATTTTAAGATTGTAAATAGCGATCCATATGGTAAATGCCCCTATTAGACCCTCTGCGTTTTCAGCAAAGTGCTTGTCTATCTTTGCTCTCATGCTATCTGTCATGGGTCTTGAAGCAACGTAATCTTTAAAGCCATCTAGTAGATTGCTTAAATCACCTGATACTATACGCTTATTAATATACGTAGTGAATAGTTGATTAAACGTATTACGTGCTTGAGGAGCAGTAGTCATCAACTGTTGTACTGCCCCACCGTATTGGTTGATTGCTTTTTTGACTTCGTTCACTAGCCCTGCGTCTAGTTTAAGTTTAGGAGTTATAGGCATCTTACTAGGAACTATAGCAATATTGCTATTATTCTGTAACTTGCCTATAGTTCCGTTTAACGGAGTCGCTTGATCGGTTGAGGCAGCGTCAGCGGGTATGAATTGGTGTACTGCAATACCAGCAGTCTTACCCTTCATTAGTTTGCCAACTTCACTATTAGGATCCACTGTGTATGTGATGCCATTGGGGTTAGCCCTAAAGGTGTATACACCGTCTTTTTCTTCTAATGGTTGGCTAAACAATAAGTCGCCCCAATAGAATCCTTTACTCTTATCTGCCTTCTCAAGCCCAGGCCATATTTCAGCAATCAACTGGTGTAAACCTGTGCGATCTACTCCACGTGCCTGATCATATTGAACAAACTGTTCGGGACTAAACACTTGTCTGCCCGTACCGTCTTTCTTGTTAAACATATGTTTGTCCATGATGGAAAACTTACCGTTTACCCCACGGCCAAATATCAATGCAGGATATCCGTCCCACTTGATAGTAACTGTATCAGGTGTCTTAACAGTTTTCTGTATCGCATCTAATGCACGATTTGCACCTTGTAAGTCTCCTAAAAATACTAAATCTTCAGGATGATCTAAGTGACCCTTGTCCTCAGTAACGATTTCTAGGGCACTAATTTTACGTGCTAATGCTGATAGGCTTTCTGCTAAGTTCATCTGAATCTACGAATTTTAGTTTTTGATTCTGCTACCTTTTTTTCAGGCTGTGCTGTTGTAGCAGGTCTATCAACGAATCCTGGCTTTTCTGCTGGAGCCGCACTAGGTGCCTTAGCGTCAAGTCCTTGTGTAGGTGTGCCTGTTGTCAACTCTTTCATTGTTTCAGCATAGAGTTTAGCATCGACACCCTTAAGTCTAGCCATTGTATTCTTCACCAACTCAGCCATTTGATGACTATTCATAGCAGCCTGTGCTGGTTGAGCAGCCGCTTGTGACTGTGCAGCCTGCGCTGGTTCAGCAGCCTTTTCGGCGCCTGCTGTAGCGGCTGAATCTGCACCTTTACCTGCAATATTTGCGGCACCAGCCGGAACATTACCCTTAGATACTGCATAACTTACTTGTGCTAATTTTTCTAACGCTGCCTGTCCTCTGTCTTTACCGTAAGTTGCTTGTACTGCATCAATTCCTTTATCAATGGCTGCTTGATTCACAGCATAGTTAACACCCTTCATATATTGTGGGTACCACTGATTTTTTAAGTATTGAGAAATACTAATCTTACCTGATTCACCTGCTTCTAAAATACTTTCGAAAATGTTATTAAGTTTAACATAACGTGATTCTACTATCATATATTTCTTGCTAGTAGACTCTAACAACACTGACAATCCTAAGTCAGTCCATGTTAGACCTGCACCTTCAATAAGCATATTCAAGTAGTAAATCTTCCAACCTTCCTTCAATCCTGCTGGGTTCAAGTCAAGACGTTGACCTGCACGTAATTTCTGAATAGCGGCAGTTGCAAAATTAGGATCAGCATTCTTCTTTAATACATACTCCGCAGTCTTTAATGCGTTGCCCCACTCAGGATAATCTTTACGGTCAGCCATAAAGTTAACTAATTCTTTAGTCAAAGCAATCTTTTGCGCCTTGTCAGTAACCTTACTTAATTGTTGTGACACACCCTGGACATAGTTGTTTAGACTTTGAGTAGACTGCTGTTGTTGCTTATACTTGCCCGTAGCCATTGCTGTGTTAGTTTTGGGCACACCGCCGGCCGCAGGAGCAGTTGTTGCAGTAGGAGTAGTTGGTGCTGTAGGTGCTGTCGCACCGGGTACAGTTGGTTCGGGCTTTACCCCTGCTGGGTTAACTGGAGTGGCAGTTTTAGGTTTAGCATTTCTTAATTTGGGGTCTACTAAACCACCCTCAATAGATGTTTCTAGTGAAGATATCGCATCACCTACGAAATCCTTAATGAACATATCCTGAGCCATTTGCTGTTGTACTGTTTTACCACCTGCTTGGCCGGTCATCTTCTTAAGAGCAGCGGAACCGTAGTCTCCGATTAAACTGCTTAGTCTAAGTTCTTCAAGTTTTTTGAATTCATCTAGTTTCATGTGTTATTTCCTTAAGGATTTCGAAAATCTTTTTTGATCTTTACTTTTTATAGCACTAAGGAGTTTCTTTTCCAGCAGTTCCGCCTTTTCGGGGTCATATTTCCTATTGATTAATTCAATAAGATTAATGGCGCTGGTTATCACATTTAGAGCCCTGGATTCAATTACGTGATTAAAATCTCGGTTAGCCCCAATGGATTCTAATTCTTCCAATAGGCTTCTTGTTTTCTTTTGCATATGTTTAAGATCCTATTAGTATTTAGTCAAAACGACAGCAATTCTATTTCTTTAGAGAATTTAATAATGACTTAAGTTTAGTACTTTGAATGTCGGCCACAACACGTTTTTCTTCTGGTTCTACGGTGTTTTGAATAGTATCATTAACTGTACTTGTAGCCTTAATTTTATTCATTATATCGT